GAGCCACCAGGGTGCTCTGCACCTCAAAATCTAGGAAAAGGAGTGTGTATTGTGTCACGAAGTAGGACTACATGTCGTTGTCGTGTTCGTCAATACGTTAAAGGTCATTGCCGAAAGGACTTCCCTAAGGGGAAGCCTAAGTACGTTGACAAATACGTATTGATGAAATGCCCCTGCCCTGCCTTTCCAGGCAGCGACGGGTGCAAAGAACGCAAGAAGCGCAAAAAGCGCCGAAAGCGTAAACATAGACGCGTAGTGTACCCTACTTTTCGGCAACGTTATCGTGAGTCAATCGACGTCGGGAGTAATACTCCAGTTCAAATCGGGGTTCTACACTCGTGGCGATATGGTGATGACATCTATATGTCAAACGCCCGCCCCTGGTATGACCCGACTGGAATCTCCGGTCGTCGCATGTGGGATGAACTTCACCCGCCACGGCGATACTCATTCATTCGTGAATGGCGTATCTCCACAACGGGCGTTCATGCTAGTGCGGAAGGCTCCGATTTCGGAGGACCTTATAGGTATCTCCGAACATATTGCCCATGGCACGTAGTTAAGGGCGTGACCTCCGTTGATAACGGAGATCCTGCATTCCTGGTTAGTTACAATGGTGGCTTTGTGCCAACCTTCTTCGGGAATCACCCGGATCCTCCGCCTTTTGCTTTGGCGTGGGACACTAACCCGGATCCTAACTATGGTGACGCGACACAGTACGGTGCGGATGGTTGGAATCGTTCCAAACCATCATTGCAGGGAGTGGACCTAGCTGCAGCTCTTTATGAACTGCAGGAATTCCCGGATCAGCTGAGAACTTCGGCTGAGGGGTTCAAAGACTTATTCCATTCTTCAATGGAATCAGTCGGAATAGGTTTGAGATCAAAGGCTGCAGGTCGGATCTTACAAGATCAGGCTATGAATCCTGAATATCTCGCTGAACACTTCCTGAATTGGGCCTTTGGATGGGCTCCTTTCGTCAAGGACCTTACCGATACTCTTAATGCTGCTCACGGCTTTAAAAAGGCTTTTGAACAACATAAAAGGGATAACGGTCGTTGGGTCCGTCGACGTCGCAATGTTGTCAAATCACTCACTTCGACTACCGAACTATTCGATGACCACTATGCTTACGTGGCACCGGATATAGGTAGTCTTAGTAGATGGGACTACTCGCCTAACGGTAACTTGACCCGTGGATACTCTCAGTTCATTCATGAGACTGAGTTGCATGCATGGTTTAGTGGTACCTTTAAGTACTGGGTCCCTGACTTGGTTCACGACGAATATGACAAACTTGCTCATATTCGGAATATAGCTCGTTATTACGGGCTACGCGTGAACCCGGCTGTGATTTGGAAACTCACACCTTGGTCTTGGATGGCAGATTGGTTCGGAAAAGCCTCTCAAGTTCGCTCTGCGATTCTTGATGCTCCCGAAGACAATCTTGTTGCCAAGTACGCGTACGTGATGTGCACTCTCATTAAGAGAACAAGGCATTTCGCTACTGTCTTCCTTGCGGATGGCAGAAATGCGAACTGCGCTTGGACGTCTTTCGTAGAGTCTAAGCGTCGTTCACGTGCGTCTCCTTTTGGTTTTGGCCTGTCTGCTAGCAATTTGTCTAGCAAACAACTCGCTATCCTAGCATCTCTTGGAATCACACGAATTTAGTGTGCTCTCCCTTTAAGGAGTGCTAGTGATGGTCCATGCAAGTCGTGCGAATAGACAACTGGGGAGTTGTTCTATCGATTTGCCTGGATAAATCCCCAAAGACTGATCTAAGGAGGTCTATCCATGGCGTTAGCCGACCCACAGACAATCACAATCGATGGCGTTGCCATCAGCTTCGCTTTAATTTCCACTAATGGAAATTCAAGTCTTTACCAGAGTGCCGATGGCGCGAAACGCTTGCGCGTCTCGTGGACAAAGACACCTGGGCGAACTCGCTATCTTATGCGGTACGAAGAGGACGCCATTTCGGCGGATCCGATTTCGGCCGTAAATAAGAAAGTGACTGCTTCGCTCTACTTTGTGGTTGATCAGCCCGATTTCGGCATCGATGATGCTCGTGTCGTGAAGATCGTCACAGGGATGAAGACTTGGCTCGCCACATCTTCGGGTGGTCTCGTCGAAAAGGTGCTCGGAAACGAGCATTGATCGCCGATTACGCCCCTTCCCGTGAAAGGGAAGTGAGTGGTGGATTGTGTAGTCTGAATGGACGGGTTTATACCTGTTCAGGCTGATCCATGGTTGGATGTCTACCCCCAGAGATGGAGGATGACATGCCCTTTCTGCGCCAAAAGGCGAGAAGAGGCCGCCATGTGCCTTTTGAGGTACAAGGCCTGCTAGATCTTGCGCTACACATCTACCAAGATGCGTGCGCTGAGTGTGCAGTTAACCCAGATCCTCGTGACGTTGAGACAATACGTCAGAGGACCGAAGATGAAGGATTATCGTTTTTAACGATAACCCTACCCACCTTCTGCGTTGACTTCGAAAGAAGTCTCGCAGATCGGAGGATAGATTCAAAGTCCTTCCGTTCCTTTAGGAAGAACCGAGCAATCCCTGCATTTTTGCAAGGTATGCTCAATCTAATCTTCGATGGACAAACAGGAGTGTTATATGATTCCCCCAGAGCTGATCTTGACGGCGTTCCTTGCGTTGTTGCAGCTGTTCGGCAAATTTGCCGCTGCTTCAACAAACTCAAGGTCGCCTGTACTCCCGAAAGGGAGAAAGAAGCGCTCAGGGCCTTCTCATATATCGAGCAGGACCTTACAGAGTTTCAAGTCCGACAAGAGGACGTTAGCGATTTTAATCGCGTGTGTCGTCTGCTTTGGGATCCTATCTTCAGTGATTTTAATCCTGCTGATTTGATTCCAAAGCACGGACCAGGAGTAACATCCGAAGGTCTTCGCGGTAACGCGAAGTACCGTTGGCGTGTATGGCATGAACGCGTCGAACCGTATTTCCCTTTCCTCGGCTTTGCCCAACCTTTGGGTATGGCCGGCGAAGAGGAGTTCGATAAGGTCGCGTTCATCCCTCCAGAACGGGAAAATCCTAGCCGGATTATTTCCGTTCCTAAAACTCTAAAAGGACCACGTATCATAGCTGCTGAACCGGTTGTTGCGCAGTATTGCCAGCAATCAGTCCAGGCCTATCTAGTTGATAAGCTTGAGACACACTGGTTTACAAGACGACGGATTAACTTCCGTGATCAGTCCATAAACCAGAGGTTAGCTGTGATAGGTTCGAAGACAGAAGAGTGGGCTACACTCGATATGTCCGATGCGAGTGATAGAGTATTTAACTCTCTCGCTTCATCCATGTTTGAGGGTAATCAAGATCTTCTTGGTGCCATTCAGGCTTGTCGAACCACGCATTCTCTCTTACCAAACGGCCAACTTGTTGGTCCGCTTGTTAAGTTTGCGTCGATGGGTTCTGCTCTGTGTTTTCCGGTTGAGGCTATGTACTTCTATACAATATGTATAGTAAGCCTTATTCGGAAACGCGGACTCCCGTTTGATCTTCCTTCCGTCCTTTTGGTCGGAAGGGAGATTTTTGTCTATGGAGACGATATTATCGTCCCCACAGACGAAGCTGCTACTGTTGCTGATTCCTTACTTAAGTACAATAGTAAGGTAAATCCCCGAAAATCTTTCTGGACTGGCAAGTTCAGAGAGTCATGCGGGTCGGATGCGTATGACGGATATGATGTTACACCAACATATGTTCGTCATTTCATTCCGCGCAACAGGCGACTCCATACCGAGATTATCTCGTTGGTGGCCGCAGCCAATGCCTTCTATAAACGAGGGTATTGGAAAACCGCCCGATTCCTCTATGAGAGGATCGAGGTGATTACGGGTAGTCTTCCTGTAGTTGCCTCGGATAGTCCGGCACTCGGTCGTATCTACAACGGGCCCCAGGTTTCAGTTAGTCACTGGAACAAGGAGCTACAGCGCTTTGAAATACGCGCTTTAGTTGTGGAACCGGTTCACCGCACTGATGAACTGGATGGATACGACGCTTTGGCTAAGAGCTTATTGTCTCTTGAGCGTCAGGTTGAGCTTGACGTGACTAGAGACCCGCTCCATCTGAAGCGAGTCGCGCGCCACGGCGTCGCTGCACTCAAACGCCGTGCGGTTAGGGCTCTTTAGCCCTCTTTTCCGGGATTTAATCCCGCAGCGGAG